GGATACGCCTGCATGAGTCTTGAGAATTTGTCCATCTTCGACGAGTCGCTTATAGATGCCTTGGAGGGTTCTATTCAGAGTCTCGCGAAGGACGTACTCTGGCGTCAGTGACTCGATGGCCGCCTGTCGGATTCGATCAGTCCAATACTGAAGGCGCTCAATCGTGTCGAATCCGTTCTCCTCGAAATCCCTAATCGCAGCCGACACAGTTTCGAAGAAAGTTGCCATCAGGTTGTCGCCTTGAACGGCTCTGGCGCTGTCGGTTCTTTGGGGGGCTCGGGCGGGATATATGCCATCAACGCCTCGACATCCAGTACCAACGGATGCTGGAGCAACGTCTTGCACTCGTTCAGATTGTCAGAGGCCCAATTGATCAACGTTGCCTTGTTCTCCGGATCAAGCATCGGCAGCATGACTTCAATCAGGGCGACAATAGCCTTGAATTTGATGTCATCGGTCTTCGCTTTCTCCGAATCGGGTTCCTCGAGCAGATTCGGCCACTCGGTGTGAAAGGCGTTGATCCAGTCGTAAAGCGCCCTGGTGTACGGGACGTTCTTGTATTGCGGATATTCCGCCTGAACGCGTTTGTAAAACTCGGGATTCCACGCCCGGCGCATGACGATCGGATCGAAGAAGTCATACAGAGGCTTCATTTCCTTGCGAATGCCGCTGATGTACCGGGCGGTTTGCTTGGCGTCTTCCGTGCCTTCACCGAATCCCTCGGCGTATGACTCTTCCAAGAGAAGCTTGGCGGGCATCTTCGCCGCAGATGCGATGTTCTCGATGACGTTCTTGCGCGCCGTCGTCATCGCAACGTCGGCGTTCTGCATATTCAGCGTTTCGATCGACTCCGTGATGTCAATGTTGAGAACATTGCCGGTTCGGCCTTCCTTGAGCAGATGGCGCTTAAACCCAGCCAGCTTGGCCATCGCGTTATCGATGATGCTGCCCGGCGCCTTCATTTTTGCAATGAGCAGGCCCGCTTTGAGCGTGACCATGTCATCGGTGATGAGGCTTTGGATGAAACTTTTCAGCGGAAACAGGGCGCGCTGATAGACCGAACGGCCGACATAACCGAATGCTGAATTTGTGTACCCGAGATAAATCGGGTTTTCATTCATCACCACGCATGCGCGCGAACGATGATAAGGCTGGCCAGAGACCGAGATTGCTCCGTGTTTCAGGAAGTCGGGCGCATTCGGGTCCTGGTTGAGAACGAGCGAACCAGCGGTGTTCAGCGGGTCCAGCACGTTGAAGTATATCGCCAAGCCGGGAAGGTCTTTTGGATCAATCGGCCGGTTCGTAGGGACACCTTCCGCACCGTATGCCAGCGACGTCACGCCGTAGACGCGGGACAGCACCTTCGTATTGAAGATGTGTCCATCGGCGTTAAGTGCCGCCCATTCCGCCTCAAAAGCCTCTCTGACCATCGACTCGGGAGAGCCCGGAATCGTGATGATGCGCGACTGGCTCATCGCCATCTCGACCGGCTTTTCAGCCATCTTCGCGCCGAGCGGGTGATATAGGTAGATGAGCTTTGCGAGCTGATAGCTAACATCGCTGCCTGGCTCAATCTCGTCGGCCATCATGATCTCGGTCAGCGACGATCCTAGCGTCGAGCCCGCCACGGTGATGGTGCTGTTGTCGTTCATTTATATTCCGTCGCTGTCACCGAGTGCAATCGCTATTCCGTACACGGTCGTATCAAACAAGTCGTCCGACTGGTTTGGAATTCCAAGGCGGTATCCGAATACCTGCGTGAGCATGTGGTTTTGCGTGCGGCCCTTATATTCGACTACCTTGTTGTAGGCGTAATCGCTAATTTTGATCTTGCCGTGATGGACGAAATCGGAAACGCCAGTGCCGCGGGCGTCCTTGCTCATCGACGTCAATTTGCTGTCAATGGGATGCGCCGGCCATCCGTTTCTCGAAGCCCGCTGGAGCAGTGTGATACCGCTTCCCTTGTCCTCGACAAAACTTCCGACGACGCCCATGCGCGCACCGGAAAGGCGCCCCAACTCCTCAAGCCTTTCCATGACAGACGGGAACCAGTCAGCGATCAGGTCGCTTTCAATCTGGGTAATATCCCAATCAAGGATGATGAGCGGATGCCCGATGAACTTGTTTCGTGCGAAATAAGTGATCGCAGTGCCGTCGTTCTTGTCTCCGGTTTTTAGAGCCGAATCCAGCACCGCAAATACGACATCGCAACCCTTCGGCATTGGCACAGGAGAACCATCAACCAGCATGTTCTCGAGCTTGAACAGCGTGCCTTCGAGCGGTCTCGGCAACTGCTGATACAGCGATGCCCACGTGCGGACGTTGTTCTGAAACTGCGCCCAGTGCTTTTCCGTGAACCATTGCGGCCAGAGGTATTCGCCGATCTTTCGACCGAGAGGATCGTTCTGGACTTCGCAGCGAGCCTGCAGACAGACGACTTCCCAGACGTTCCCATCGCGGCAAAGGATCGGGCCGCTTTCGCCCTTCCAGTCTTCGGGAAGGATGCGGCCGGCAAGGTCGTCTTCGTGCCAACGGGTATTGTGGCTCACCAACCCATTGGCGATGAAGTTTTCGGTTCTTTCGACCTCGATATCAAAAACTGCTTCGACTCCGCTTTCGATGATCTCAACAACTTCATCCTTGGCGATTTCGTAGGTATTCAGCTGCGGCGAGAAGAACTTCCTCCGTCTTCCCGTAGCCGACCGCCAGGTTGCAATCGTTGCAGAGAAGCCCTCTAACTTTTTCGCTATCGTGGCAATGATCGACGCACAGTTTTCCGTCCCAATGCGCCCGAGTATTTTTCTTTGAGGGTGGCTGCTTGCAGACTGCACAAACTCCTCCCTGCTCAGCCAAGAGGCGCTCGTACTCTGCCAAGCTAATCCCATAGCGATGGCGCAAATGCGCTTCACGCCTTGATTCAGGATTGACCGAAGGCGCCCGAACGCCGATTTCCCAGCGGTGCTTGTTGTAGTGCGACATGCACATGCCTTTGCATTTGGCTGGCTTGTCACATCCTTCTGTTGAGCACTTAGCGTCTTTCCATTTCCCCCAGTGACCCTGAGGATTGCACTGCCCTTTTTTAGCGTAGCCGTTCGCTGCCATTTTTTCTCACCGTCTTCTTCCACAAGGAACGGATGCCTTGCGTTTGCTTTGACGATGATACCGGACTTCATCCTGATTTCATATATGCGATCAGGACCTTGGTTGGCCCAATTGAGAACTTTTGACGACGAAACTATCCCGTTCTCATATGTCGCGACACGATCACCCGGACGGATATCTCGCAACGGCTTTTCATACCCGTCTTCCATCAAGACAGGAGTATCGCCAGTCATGCATTGAATCAGAGCGATCCAGCCACCTGGAATCAAACGGGTTTTGAGATCGTCCTCATACGATGCCCACGTTTTATCGCGAATGGTAGGCGAATCGGCTTGCTCTCTTCCTCGAACCGGGTCGTCAATAATGATGCCGTGAGCACGGTTGCCAGTGACGCCCGCCATGATTCCGCACGACATGTATTCGCTGCCGTTGCTGAGCGAGAACTCCTGAGCTGCGGCGGAATCCGATGCCAGTTCGCAACCGAATATAGCCTTGTATCGCTTCTGTCGAACAATAGACCGAGTGCGCCGCCCCATTTTGCGAGCCAGGTCGTCCCCATAACTGGCGAGGATGACTTTGCGATTTTCTTGCGCGCCGAGATAACGGGATGGGAATACTACTGAGGCGTAAGTCGACTTCGCCGAGCCGGGCGGCATAAAGAACATCACGCGGCCATGCTCGGTTTTGCTAATGCGCTCCATCGTCTCCAGAATAAGACGATGATGATCGGCAAGGGTGGTTTCTATCGGTTCAAAAAACTCGGTGTCTGGATCTTCGCCGATTGGACGACCGGGCACAGTGATCGCATTCGCGTAGTCCAGTACGCTCTCACGAGCCTTGCGTCGAATCAGAAGTTCCCGCGCCGCTTCCAGCGGAGAGATAGGCCGCGAGTTCATCATCTGTAAATTCTTGTGCGCTGCGGCGCGTTTCGATGGGTCCGCCGTTCTTACCAGTCAACTCAACCTTTTGCGCCTCCACCAGGCCGTATGCCTCGCGCTCCAACCCGACTAAAGTCTTCATTGTTTCGGCCAGCTTCTTCATGCTGTCGATCCGGCCTGCGCTAGAGATGACCTTGTTATATAGATCGTTGCGCCTGTCTTGACCCTTGTCGTCGTCCGAGCGAAGGATTTCCCCCAACTCTCGAAATAGATCGAGGTCGCCAGTTTCAATCTCCAACTCCTCGAGCAGAGACATGGCGAGCTTGCGGGATCGGGCAATGTCGCTCCGGTGCGCCATGCGAATGCGGGCGATTGCCTCAGCATTTGCCTCAACGAGTTCGCGTTCCGGGATTGCACTTTCCGTGCGAACCTTGGTGCGAACCTCTGCGGTGCGAACTAGCGCGTCAGCCTTAGCCTGTATGCGTTCAGCGAGATCACGGATCCATCCGTCACGCTTTGCGCGCTTGCGGATGGCGGTGTCAGTGATCCCATGTGCGCCAGCTATTTCCCGGATCGACAGAACGCCGGCCCGGTAGTCGGCTTCGATGCGCTCCCAGTCCGGCGCAACTTTCTTTTCTTGCGCCATAGTTGTTTAGGTTAATTCAGCTTTTGCCAGAGCGAGAGCCCGAGACTTCGTTCTCAATTAATGCGCCAAACCGGAATAGCCCCGCCCGCAACGTTCTGCTTATTCGGATAAGCCGAAGCATGAGCAGGCAGACTCGTCGCGTCCCATACTGGGATTGCACCAGTGTTGGCGCCTTGGTCGTTCGAGAACGGCCCGTTACCAGTCGGAGCACTCACCACGCGGACGGGGATCGCTCCTGCAGCCTTCGATTGGTCATTTGGCCACGGGCCGGAACCCGGCTGAGTCACGAACACGACCGGGATTGCGCCGTTCGCCTTGCTCTGCATGTTCGGCCACGGTCCGCTATTCGGTTGGACGACCAGATATACCGGAATTGCGCCTGCCGCGCTGTTATGCGTATTGGGGTAGGTCATTCCGGTCTCTGTTTATTTTCTCACCGCCCCAATCACGCAAGCCGCGAGGAATAGGGCGTATGCAATGCCCAGGGTGTGGATGGTTTCAGGTGTCATGCGGCAGCCTGCAGAAGCATGTTGCTGTTGATCCGCACGCGGCTTACCTCGCCGTATTCACGGTGATATGTGATCGTCTGGGCATCGCGCCCGGATAGCCATCCACCACGCGCAGCGTACGCATCAGGTGCCGCCAACGTGCGGTGCTGCTCGACGACCATCAGGTTGTTTTCCTTCACGTCGATGCTGTGAAGGTGGCCCGTGTGGGCATACGCGTACTTGGTGCGCCCAAATATCTCGCGGAACTGCGCTGCAAACACCTCGGCGACGTTTGTCACCTTGCGCTTATGGCCGTGATGGAAGAACAGCGCCACCTTGCCGAACTCGTATGCGTTGTAGGGCGACGGGCTGCGGTCGACCGTGATGCGCGGCTCATCCTCATACAGCGCGGAGAACCATTCGCGCATCCAGATCTGACTGACCGGGTCATGATTCGCGTCTGCCATGACGATGTGCACTAGCTTGTGCTTCATGAGCAGCATGTCAATGACCGTGCGCAGGATACGGATTGCCGTCCGGACTACCTTATGGAACCGCGTATCCACGTCCAAGACGTGTTTTGAAGCCGGGGTAAGAGCTTCAACCGAATCGGCGTGGAGAAAATCTGAAAGTTGCGCGAACACTGCCGTCTCAGCATTCGGCGATTGGGCGATCGCTTGCTCGAACCACCGAATGATGGTGTTCTCGGCGATCTTGATATCCCAGTCTGCGCCAGTCTCTTCGGCGTGGCTTAGCATTCCGAGGTGGAAATCGGTTATGACGAAACAATTCAGCAGATCGGCATTGCCATGCGCCGGAGCAGCGCGCGGGCGAACACGCGGAATCGTCTCGCAGAATGCCGCCGATGCAGCCTCGAATATCTCGCGCTGGCGATCGTGGTCGATCTGATTCTTGACCCACTGGCCGGCGACTTTCCCATCTTTATTGATGTAAGTCGACGTTCCCCGCAGAAAGAACCCATCCGGGACAGGATGCACCATGTGGTGCTCCGGGCTATATCCCATGCGCGCCGCTTTCTTTTTCAGCGCCGCGATCGCATTACCAATCGTGCCGTGCGAAAGACTGAGTGCGGCAGCGGCCTTGCGCTCAGAGCCATGTTCGTCAATAGCATCGAGGAACTGGCACTGCCGTTCAGTCGCGAACTCGCGGAGCTTCGGATCTAGTGCCACGGTTTCCCCTTTACGAATCTAATTTCGGCTTGAATTCAAGACACCAGTCGGTCACGCGGACGACCGGAAAGTACGTATCGACGTGCGCGCCAGTGCCGTCAACCGCATTTTGTGGCGGCAATCGATGGCAAGTGATTACTTCGGCGAAATCCGCCGCCTTGCAGTTCTTGCATATCTCCGTGCGCTCAGCGACGACTTTGACTGTCTTGCGAGCAGGCATCGGAGATCCAAAATAAAAAAGCCCGCAGCCTTTCAGCGCGGGCAGACGTCGAAGGGGAGTCGACGCGAGGAGATAGGGTGAGGGAGTCCGCTGCGGCGATCCGCATACCACGCGGTCATTGCTCGCGAGTACTCTGCAAGCCAGTCACCCTCGTGGATGGCGACCACCAGATATCTTGAAACGGACTCACACCGTTGCCGATCGCCATGCATGAAAGCCGTCCGTTGTGCCGCAGGGGTGGACGAAGCCCGGGGTGTTACGGCGTTGAGAGTGGCCGGCGCTGGTCCCGGCACAGAGTCGTTTGTATTGGCTTGAATTTTCGCCGCTCAGACTCTCCGGAGATCCCGGATCACGTCAGCCCGCGCATTCACTCTCAAGCATGCCGCCTTGTTGGCCTGCCCCGGTAGTCCCCGGAGCCAAAGCGCCATGCGTGAAAATGATCTTCGTATCCGCTCGTACCCAAAACGCCACTTTCCGAGCCGTTTTGGCCGTTGGCGTATCCGCTCAGGTACGAGAGGTGAGCCAATTCGGGAGGCCACATTAGCTGGATAACGACAAAATTGGCCAGAAACCGTCCTGCTTTAGCTCGTTGGCGACAAATGGTGCTCCGCCGTCCGTGTGAACTTCTGCCGAGCCTATCGGCTGGCGGCGGAGCGGGTGATCATTTCACCATCCTGCGCAGTTGGTCTAGCCGCGCGATCATCGAAGCCCTGAGCGCCGGGTCGATGTTGCGCATGCGCTCCAGATCCAACTCCAGGCTGTCGATAAGTTGTTCAGTGTTCATCGCTTCTCACTCGAACCTTGCAAATTCGCCGTGCAACTCTAAGGCCGCTTTTCTGTATGCCGCATGTGCCTCTTCTGGGGAACGGAACGACCCCAGATACATGTGCACTCCGTTTGCCGTAATCTGCGCCATCCAGCGCTTACGATCCCTTGTTACACCCTTCAGGCATGTTGAGTTGTCCGCATGACGACGTTTGTTCTTTGCATTGTCCATCCTTGAACAAATGCGCAAATTCGCCCGGCAGTTATTCAGCCGGTTGCCGTCGATATGGTCGACTTCGCGTCTATCGTCGTGCCTCATCTGCATGATGGCGCGATGCATAAGAAGAGTTGTCCACTTGCCCGCGATCACGGGATGACGAATGTTGCTGAATGAGTAACCCCCGCGCGACAAATAATGCCATTTGGTCGCCGACAGCCACTCATAGTCTTCGTCATCCACAATGGCGACAAATCCCCGCGTCAGTGCGATTTCCTTCATCTTTTGTCTCGAAAGACCTGAGAACCCGCGTCGTCAATAGACGTTGGCGGACCGGCCATGTACCGGCACGCGGGTTTTCAGGGCTTACATGAATCCGCCGCCAAGCGGAATGAGTGGTGCACGTCTTTCCGTGCTGCCAGGGGCATTGCACCCCGCTGCGGGCGGGTTACAGCTCACGAACGGGCTGCGGCGGGGTGAATAGTTCTTCGGCTCGCCGACGCGCTTCGCTCCAGCCGGCTTTAACCGTGAGCGTTCGGCGCTTCTCGGCGCGCTTTTCAGCATTGGCCTGCGCCGCCTGCTTTTCCTCAAGTACGCGCTCGGGGTTCCCGTACATTCGGGATTCGAGGGGAGTAGGAAAGCGCATGGCGGGGCCGGAAATGAAAAAGCCCCGCGCGGCGAACCGGGCAGGGCTTTGGGAATTTTTGAGCGAACGATCCCATCATACATCTTTGGGAGCGTTATATGTCGAGGGCGTCTGCTGGTTTCCGGGGACTCGCGGCTGTCTGCGCTATCCGTTTCCGGCTCGGGCTAAACGTCATTTACTTGCTCTAGGACGCAGTATAGAGAAGAGTGCAAGGGTTTACAACAATTATTTCGAGGTGCCCAGCACTTCAATTTGCCCTCTACGGCACCCGTCATGAACACCGATGTTCTCGCCACACGCAGGGCATCCCATTGCCTCACTGGTTCCGCATGTGTCGCAATCGACGTACTGCAACACCCACTCAGATAGCGAGGACCAGATTCCGCAAGCCGGGCATTTGCATTGGTCTGTCTCGCTGTTCGGCTTCCCCGGCTTGAAATCGACGCTACACCATCCGGCTTCTTCTGGCTTCATGCCGCCACCTCGTCAAATGCCCCAAACGCTTTCATCGCGCCGACCGTGTGCGAGGACACGGCGCCACGAAGGCATTCGAGAACGGTTTCATAGTCGCGCTCATACTTCTTCCACGAACCGGCCGCCAGGTTCGCCATGTGAGCGCGCTCGTAGTCGGCGTATTGATGCAGGCCGGTCCCGTTGCACTTCGTGCACGTCGTCATGTTGCGGAACTTATCCATCTCCAGACCACGACCGCCGCATTTCTTGCAATTCTCGTCGAGCCATTCGCGGATCGCCGTATGGCAGAGTGCCTTGACGACATTCCGCTTCTTGCGGTCATAGAAGCGCTCCCCGAGCAGATGCACACAACGGGCGTAGGCGCGATGATCATTACCCCACTTCAGACGCTCTAGCAATGCGCCCAGCGGCTCACCTGATAGGCCGCGCGCCGCGATGAAATCGGCGTCAGTTGGACCTGTGTCGGCCCATCGCAAGTTGCCCGAGTTTATGGCTCGCGCCTCGCGTCTACGGAAACCAGTAAAACTCGTCATTAGAACCCCGCACACGATGTAGTTGGACTCGGACAAACTCACACAACATCTAGCAAAAGTATAACAAACATTAAGGACAACTACAATTATTCGCAGTTGTCAATCACCCGTTTTGCGTTCAATCAGAACGCAGGTACGCGATGCGTCGATGCGCCGCCGTCGTTCTTGATAACCGCCATGCGCAGTAGCACGTTTGTCATGTTGATCAACTCCTGTTTCTCTTGCTCATCGATCGGCATTGCTTCCACCGCAGCGCGGAATTTCTCCATGCCATGGCACATGAGAAAGCGGCGACCGCGCACGTCCTGCCGCATCCTGATTTCTTCGTGGAGCCGGCGAAGATAATCTGGCACTTCCTCTTGATTGGCGTCGCTCATCGCTCCTCTCCCGTCAGATTGATCCACTCATACCGAACGCCGTCATCTGTTGCTTTCGCCTCCATTTGCACGGTAGGCGGCACATGCTGAAACTCGGTGCCGGGCGCATTCCTCCACTTCCTGTTACGCATCGTCGGCGCCACATACCGCGGGCGGTGGAGGAGGTACAGGCCAACCAGTCCGCACATTGAAGCGACGCCGAGGGCGTAGCCGACTAGGAGGCCGGGGACGAAGTAGGAGGTCATTTGCGCACCTCGATTGAGCAAGTCCCGGCCGGGCTGATGCACAATTTGAAGTCGATGATGTTGGCCTCAGCGAAGAACCAAAGCACAACAAAGGCAGCGCCAAGGGTTGCGAGAACTGTTTTCATTTGGCACCTCGCCCGACAGTCCGTCCGCATCGGGTGCAAACGTCACAGACGTAGACGCGCCTCGTGCGCGCTTGGATTTCGGATATCAACATAAATCCGTCCGCAAAGACATCGCCTGTACGCTGCGGAGGAAGCCGGTCATACCTAGGTTCAAAGTTGCATCCGCCGATCCATCGGCCGGCGCGAGGGCAGATATTCGTAGCGTCAGTTTCGTCATGCATGGTCAGTGCCCACAAAGAATATCGCCATTGGCGGTAGTTAAAGAGCCGCAGGCGATGCAAACCATCGGCTCGCCGTTGCGATATAGATCACTGCGGACTTGTGCGCCAGCGGCCGACAGGTTTAAACCAAGATCGAATATCAAACTATCGATAGTGGTCCACCCATCAGGTAACGGGTCCGGCCATGCCGGGATGGGGCTAGAAGGGAAGTAGTTCATGCTTTCTCCTTGGCCCGCTCGGCGTCGATTTCTGCTGATATCGCCTTCTTGTCCGGCGCATTGTTCATAACGGCAGCCAGAAGCGTTTCGGAGTTGTCCTCGTATGCGATAGCCCATCGATACCGCTCCGCGTCCTCCCGCAACCTCTCGCACTCCGCCTCAAGGGCTAGATAGTCCTTATGCAGGACGTAGATTCCCTGGTCGCAGGGCATCGATGAAACGCCGTAGCGTTGGGGTTTGGTGGTCATTTCGCCTCCAGCAACTTGCAGCCGTAGTTCTGGCCTTTCTTGACGAACTCGAAGCGGCCGCGCAGCATGCCGAATCCCATGTGCTTCACGATGTCGTCAAAGTCACTCATGAAGAACTGAACCTCCTTTCCACTGCTGCGCGTGAAATGAAGCGTCGCCGACGAGCGTCCACGCCCGTACCCCTTGTAGATAAGTGTGTCCTCGAACGGCTCGTTGTCACGCCACTCAACGCCCCGCCATGTTTCCGGATATCCCATCTGATTGCCGTCCTTGTCGAACGGAATTTGGTACGTTTTCTTAGTCATGCTGCCTCCAACATTTCATGTTGTCTCCTTGCTTTTGATCGCCGCGTTTTCTTGCGAAAGACCCGCTTGATCCGGGTCAGATATTCAATATCGAACCTCCTCACGGACTGGTCGGCCTCAAGCGCCTCGATAGCATCAAGCCCAAACTTGGCTACCATTCCCTTCCTCATCTCAACGGTGTTCGAGCCCAAGTACCTATTGCACTTGACACACTGCGCCGCACAATTTTTTAGATTGAAGCGGTGGTGTGCAGCGCTGCCAGTGCTCCGGTAGTGGCCACAATCGACTGCGCCGCCGAACGCTTCCCTTGACGGGATGCCGCAGCTAATGCAAGGCAACCCGAAATCACGCTCCCGTACGTAAGCGTTAAAGGCTGCTTGCGCCTCCTTCAAGTGCTCTCCGCGGCTCTTAAGCCTCTCCTTCGCCACCCGAGTTGCCACCCGTTCCTCGCGCTTGGCCTTGGCTTCCTTGCGAGCGTTGGCTTGGCGAACGAGATCGAGAGCGCAAGTAACAGAGCACGCCTTGGACATGCTGCTGATCGGTTGAAAGGAGTTGCCACAGGATCTGCAACGGCGCGGCTTTAGTGCCTTCTTGACGGGCAGGGAAGTGCGGATCAAGCTTCCCTCCACATCGCCGCAAACATACAGACCAGATAGACGGCCGTGCATCCCAAAGCGCCCATAGTCGACATGCGCGGAGAGACCATGATCGCCAGCAGGATTGCGTATAGTTGGCTCTGCTTCATAAGGTCCTCGCTTCGGCGCGTCGATTCGCCTCAATCGTTCTCCAGCATTCGATCTTGGCCTCGGCTGCAACGATCATCCAGCGCAGGCGCTCTTCTTCTTCGGTCGCCACTTGAAGCGCCGCCAGAATCTCGACATAGCCATCGTCGGCATAGGCTTCCCGCTCCTGAATCGCCGCGGTCTTGTGCCCCTTCAATTCCGCAGCGCGCATCAGCAATGCCTTCTTGCTCTTGCGGAAGTTCTCCAGATAGACGCGCTGGGCCTTGGCTTGGGCGTAGGGCTGGGCGTTATCGCGGATGAAGTCTAGGGCGCGGAAGATGTTGATTTCGCCTTCATCTGTCATAGTCTCGTCCCCAGTAATTCCGCGAGCGCCATAAGCGCCAGGATCGCCCAAAGCTGCCAGTCGCCGACTCCTATGCCGTGCGTCGCCATGACGATTCCGGCAGCACCAAAGATAAGCCCTCCAACAACGCAATTAGTCATTGCATCACCTCATGCGCCAGATACTCCGCAGTAGCCGTCGACATCAGCGCATCCATTGCAGTTTCGAGCGCGTAGAGCAGTTCCATTGCGGCCTTGGTGCGGAACCCTTGCGCGCTTGACTCTTCGACCTTGCGAGCGAGTGCTGATACCTTTACGACGAATTCGGCTGAGTTGTTCATGTTGTTTTCTCCGTTAGTCCGCGCCAGGTAATGTTTTGTTCGATGAGGCTGTTGCCGCCCGGCTTGTCCATCCAAAGATCGCCGTTCCAGAATGCCCACGCCTCGTATTGCCAAGAGCAATCGAAAAATGAGATTTGGTAGTCGCCGACGCGCTCTGGCTTTTGATGCGGCTCGTACCAGCCGGTGACAGCGACCCATTCACCGTTGATGATTGCCACTTCGGAATTAGCTTCGAGCGTCACTTGGCGGCCTCCGCGTCGCACAGTCCGAGCTCTTCCGCATTAGCCGTCATCCGGTCAAGCGCCTGCGCCGCAATGGCTCGACGCTGCACCTCTTGCAGTCGGCGGGCGTATTTATCCGGCGAGCAAAACACGCCGTCTTCAGCCATCCAGTCGAGCATCTGGCGGTGGGTAACGCCGATGACTAGTTGCGTGGTCTCTTTTAGTTCGGTCATGCCGCCTCCCCAAACATCGCTTGAACTGCGGAGTCGCGCCGGCAATCGACGGACTGCAACCTCTTGGCCCGCAGTCTTTCGATGTAAGCCGCCTGCTTCTTGTCCCGGTAGTAAAGGCGTTGGGCATCGACTCCCTTTCCGAATGCCCAAAGCTTTACGTCTTTATTGCTGCCAGTAGGGTTAGGGCCATACGAATGGATATGGATTAACCCCGCGTCATGCGCTTCACGGACGTACTTGTCCACCGATTGCCGAAGATCGCCAGATAAGTCCGTCAGGCGATTCGGTGACACGGGACCATGCTCGCGAATTAGTCTCAGCAGCTCATAGATTTTGGTTTTGGGCTTCGCCATGTCATGCCTCAGAAGGGAATGTCATCGTCCATCGCGTCGAATCCGCCGGCCTGCTGCTGCGGAGCGGTTCGCTGCTGAGTTTGCTGGCGTTGCTGCGGACGCTCACCACCTTCGGCGCGGCCACCGAGCATCTGCATGCTGTCGGCGACGATGTCTGTCGAATACCGATCCGTGCCGTCTTGCGCCTGATACTTGCGCGTTCGAATCTTTCCTTCGACGTAGACCGTCGATCCCTTCTTCAGGTATTCGGACACGATCTCCGCGAGGCGGCCAAAGAACGACACCCGGTGCCATTCGGTGGCTTCCTTCATCTCGCCCGATGCCTTGTCCTTGTACCGGTCAGTAGTAGCCAGTCGAATATTCGCCACTGCATCGCCGCTCGGCAGATACCGCACTTCCGGATCGGCGCCGAGATTGCCCACGAGAATCACTTTGTTCACTGCTGCCATGCTTGTTCTCCAGTTGTTACCATTGCCCGCATTGCGGAAATAAGTAGTTGATCGGCTTCGGGCCAGCCGGCATAACTGCGACACATCTCATCTGCCCGCCGCTCAAATTCGTCTTCGCTCACGTTCGATTCCGCGCCGAGCAGGTAATAGGTGGCAGGGATGGAACCGCCGGGCGCGAAATAGGCCTCGCTGACTTTCTCAAAAAGGTCCGCCGATTTATCGAGCTGCGTGGCGATGGTTTGGCGGCTCCAGCCGGTCAATTCCACGAGCCGAGGAACTGATAGCGGGCCGTGCTCCTTCATTGCGGCGACGATGGCTTCGATGCGCGCAGGTTCTTTTGAGATGTTGGTCATGCGACCTCCATTTGTTCACCGGCTCTCAAGTACGTCCATCGATACCCAAAGGCAGTCTTGAGCTTCCCGTTGCCAGCTTTACTTATCGAATCAACCGTTGCCGTTAGTCGCCCGTTCTCGCGAAGCCACCTCGCGGCAGCGCTAGCGGAATAAAAAACCTGCCCCGTTTCCTCGCATCGCACTGGAATGCATCGCGGATCATTCCTGCGACGCATCTCCCGCGTTTCTTCATGCCACCGGTTATCGGTCGCAGGCGTCCTCATTGCGCGCTCAGGTGTCCATTGCAGCGTGTTAAGGCGTTGATACAAAACCTTGTATGGAATGCCCGTCTCTCTTTCCCATTCCCTTATCGAAAGGGTTTTTCCGTCGACCGTGTACCTCAACGTGACAGAGCGGTTTTCGTTTTGTTGTGCCGGAGTTGCCCACCGGCAGTTGCCAGGCTCATAATCACCTTCACCATTCGGGTAGCGATCCAGAGTTGTGCCATCGGGACGTTCTCCCATGTCCAATAGAAAGTTGTCGAATGACTCTAGCCACCGATCACAAACGCGGATGCCTCGACCGCCATATTCTTGATACGACTTGTGGCTCTTTTTTAAGCACCTTGCCTTCATGGCGCCCCACGACTCGTAAGTTCCCGTTCTGCCTTCCTTGCGCGCGTGTCCGTGACCAATCGCGCCTCTATGGAGGCAGCCGCATGAACGGATTACGCCGCTCCTGATTCTCTTGCCTAGAGCCACGACCTCGCCGCCGCAATCACATGAGCAACGCCACCATGCGCCCGGCTCTCCTTCTTCAACGACGGCCCTTTCAACGACCAGAAGATTCCCGAACTTCTTCCCTTCCATCGGGACAACGTTCTGGTTGTGCATTCTTCGATCCGCTGGATTAGGATTACTAATGGCAACCGCGCCCACTTTCCTCATTTTCTCGACTCCCATAACCTCTTCAACGCATCCTTGATCTGTTCCGCCTCGCCTTCGCCGTACTCTCGTCGAACTACTTCGATATACGATCTGCGCTCATCTAGCGTCCATGCTGCGATTTCTTCGAGTACTTCTGCTAGTTGGGCGGGAGTCATGCGTGCCTCGCGGCTTCCTGCATGGCCCGAAGCGTTTCCATTGCCCTGAAAATCGGCGGGGTGGATCGCTGCTCCGTCAGTGTCCAGATTCCAGTCATCCGGTTTCCATGGTCTCTCGTGACAAGTCCGCGGGCCTGCAAGCGATCCATCGACTGAGCGGCGCTCTCGCCACTCGTTCCAAGGTGTATCGCGATGTCGATCGACGAAACGCCGAAAGGTCTGGCCTTCAGGAATTCAATAATGGCGGGGCCGTTTGATGAGCCGATCATCGCTTGCTCCCTCGGAAAGATTCCCAATCGAATGCGACCCAGATTCCGCCTTCGCGGAGACGGTCGAAGCTGCGCTCGCCGAGGAATTCCTTCATACCCTTGGCGCCCAGGTTGGTCAGCAGGATCGTCGGCATCAGGTCGCGGTAGCGGCGATTCAGGACGTCGAACAGAATCACTTGCTCGCCGTCAGTGCCGTACTGGACGCCGATCTCATCAATCACGAGCAGCTTGACGGTCGACAACTCGTTAAGCACCGCGCTTTCTGTCATCTCCGAATCGCGGCGCCACGTGTCGCGGACCATGCGAATCATGTCGAGCGCGTTCACGTAGAGGGCAGTGCCGGCTTCCATCACGATCATGGCTGCGGCAATCGCAAGGTGGCTTTTGCCTGTGCCGGGCTTGCCGGAGAAAACGACCATCGTTCCATCGCGGTAGTGCGTGTCAAAGTTCGCAGCGAATTCCACCGCCACTTCAAGCGCCTTCCTCTTCGGTTCGGTATCGGCGATGTAGTTTTCGAACGTGCGATCACGGAAACGGGCAGGGATGCCAGATGTCGAAAGTCGCTGCTCCATGCGGCGCTGACGACTTGCCTCTTCTTCGGCGATGCGACGCTTTTCTTCCGATTCACGCTGTTCGTTTGCGCAAGTGGGGCAGCCGGACCAGAATGTCCGCGTCGTCGATAGAAGCGACAAGGTAGTCCCCATCGACGCGTACTCGCCGTGCGTCTCGCACATTGCGGACTTCATCTTTTTTGCCTCAGAAACTTCCATCGTCGTTCACCCCTTCGCGGTAGTCGATGCTGTCAAATCCGTTGTGCCGACTTTGTTTCGCTGCGCCCGGTCTTCGCTCGCCAGAAATGTGCTGGCAGGTTGCCTTCAGGAACGCGGCCGGGTCAGCGGGCCGTTCAAGCACGGCGCGTCTAACCGCATCCATCACGGCGTCAGGGCCGTACTGCTTAACCAGGCCGCCAACGAAGGTCCCGCATTGCTTGTCCGGCATTCCTGACTGAGCCAGCAGGGATTTGCCTGATGCCCAAAGCTCATCTTTCGTCATCTCACCCGATTCGCTCGGCGCCTCGGCGCCCGATGCTTCAGCATCGGTATTAATAACTTTTCCCTTTCCCTCTCTCTGTCCCTCTCCCTTTCTCTTTCTCTTGGCTTCTGTCGTCGCTGTATTGACTGACTCTGTCAGGGCCTCAAATTCGTTCTGTGACAGAGTCTGTGACAGAGTGCTCAACAGGGTCTGTATGCTGTCCTCGATAGAGGCAGCATCTAAGGAGTCCTTAGCCTGTGACAGACGGCTCAACAGAGCCTGCAGTCTTGCCTTTGATGTTCTCGATCTTTGCGCCTTCTTGCCATTCCAGGCTTCAATGGCTTTCTCGGACACGACCGGGTGATACCATCTTTGGTCGTTGCACTTGAGCCAGCCATACAAGGCGCCTTCTCTAAGCTTCTTCCAGCCCTTTACGTCACGACCCAACTCGGCAAGTCTCGCCAGCGACACGTCATCGTCGGGTATTGATCCGGCCGGAACCTGGTGAAACGACTTGCACCAGAGCGTGAATCCGGCCCGGAATTCGGCATCGTTGCTGCGCGCATGAAACTCCGAGTTGAACAAGCGAACGATGTCCAGCGGCATGAAAGGAAAGTCCCTCAAGTCGCAGTCGGCCGGCGTCAGCGGTTCCGGTAAATCAATCACTCAATGCTCCACGTTGGTTCCTCGGACTCATCTCAACCCCTAAGACAGACAATCACAGCCACCACCGGCAGCACACACAGCACCGCCAGGCAGACGCCGAACGTGACGGGCGACGACATCAGGCGGTCGGTCAGCGAAACGTTCTGGCGGGCCAGATATGCTTGCCATTGGGCACGCTGGAGTTCGTTGCGTTGGTGGAGGTTCATGCCGACTCCATACCCATGAATTTGTGCGGATCGACTCTGTACAACTCGACCTCAGTAACCGACAGATTTTCCGCGCCCTGAACCGTCATCGTGTGCAGGAAGCCCCAATAGCGCGCGTATGTTCTCGCCGCGGTATCAATGACCACCAAGGCCGGACCATCGAAAATTCTTTCTCTGCTCATGCAACCCTCACGTAGCCCATTGAGGCGATCTGCTCGCGGACCATCTGCGCAACGACGGCTTTCATTTCTTCCGGAATGTCTTTCTCGGGCGTGGCAAGCCATGCCTTCAGTTGCGATTTGCGCATCGCCCGGAACTGGTCTATCGCCACGTTGGAACACAGGTGTTGCAGCAACTCTTCCTGGTCACTTGTGAGCTTGGCAAGGCCCATCTTTACCTTGGCAAGCTGGGCTCTTTTGAACCCGAGATAGTTCGCGATTTCGCCTTCCTGCAATTTGCGAATCCGGTTGTCGAGACAGAGTCGGACGGCGTCGCTGTAGTCCGTGCAGGACTCGATGAGAGCGTCGTCCAACTTTCGCGAGGGCGGGATGGTCGTCAGCACCGGAAGGGCCGTTTGGACCAGTTCATAGAAGGATTTCATGATGGCAAGTTGAGTTTCCTTTTGATTCTTGTTGCAGTTCCAGTTAGAACTGGGGCCAAATGAAGGCGCCACTAAGGACGCCTAATCGCAAACCACTTATGAAGCCGTCACATCGTTACTCGAGCCTAGTTTCCGCCCTTGTCCGTGTCGCCAACCGGCGGTTGCGAATCATCGGCGGCGGCGCTGTCATGCATGACGCCATTAGCCTTGAACTCACTATCGGCGATAGACTGAGCGGAACTCCGGATATAGGCCCAGTCAACGTCCGGCCTCAGATCTTCGACGCGAATCTTGCCCTTGGAAGCCTTCTCGATTTCGATGGCCAACGATTCCCGGCAGGGCCGTTGTTCGTAGGCGATCTGCCAGAGGTATGCGACGGAAGTGCCGACCTGATCAGCGATGGCTTGACGCTCATCCTTGGTCAGGGATTTGAAGTAGGCGTGGAAAGTGTTCATGTAGTAACGATAGCATTTGCTTCCTATAAGCGCAAGCAGATGCTCGCAAAACAATAACTTTTGCGAACACAGCAAATGCTAGTTTTCATGTCTAATGAGAAAATGGATATCGATGCGTACCGCCGGAAACGGCTTAAGGAATTGGTCGACAAGGAGTCCGACGGCAACGTCGCGGCCTTCGCGCGGCTGCATAACCAGGACGCAGCGCGTCTGCGTCAGGTCTTGAACCCCAACTACCGAGGGGGGAAGGGCTTTAGGGAGGGGGTGGCGAGGCGGCTGGAGGCGGACCTAAAATTACCGCCCCTTTACTTTGACCTTGGAATAGAGCAGGTAATAGATACCAAGCATGCATCTTTACATGACGATTCGATGATTAGCGCCCCAAAAGGGGGCTTGACTAAGGAACTGCTTACCGCGCGTAGGGATAACCTGACAGAAGATTCACCGCAAACGTTTGGGAAGCACCAGAACGTTGAGGTGGCGCCAATCGGGCAGCGCAAAATCCCCGTCATAAGCTACGTGCAGGCTGGCATGATGACCGAAGTGGTAGACCCATTTGAACTCGGGGATGGGCTGGAGACAATTACAACGCATCTCGATCTTTCGGATGGTGCGTTCGGGCTCAGGATAAAGGGCGAGTCTATGCTTCCTGAATTTAGGGAAGGCGACGTTATCATCATCGACCCGGCCGAGCATCCTTTGCCGGGCGATTTTGTCGTCGCTAAGAACGGCGACGAAGAGGCTACCTTCAAAAAGTATCGGCCGCGCGGCACGAATGACCGAGGCGAGATGGTATTCGAGCTGGTCCCACTGAACGACGATTTCCCTACTCTCAACAGCGAGCGCGACCATATGAGCATCATCGGCGTCATGGTGGAGCATCGCAAGTACCGAAGGCGCTGATACAGGCAAGTAGTCGATGGCAGCTAGTAACCGCTAAAAACCAGAAAACGGGGATGTCGAAGGAGCCTGGCCGCGCGCCAGGCTTTTTCATTTCCGCCTCTGCGCAAACCCCTCCCGCCACAGCGTAGCACCGACCGACGTCAGAAGCGCCAGGTCGTCTCCCTCGAACCTCTCCCAATTGTCCGCGAGCCGTCCCGCGAAGCCCGCGCACGCGTCGTCTATCGGGATGTCGGCGCGGCGCTCGATGTTCAGCCGCTCAAAACACACTTATCACGTCGTCTGCCGTCAGGGAAAGGCCCTTGATGTATCAACCCAATTTGGACTGGCGCAACGCCGATGTTGACGTCGGCAAAAAATTTGCGCGCTAACGATAGCTTTTGCTTGCGTTTAACAGAAGCGTTTGCTATTGTTCTCTCCATACCAAGCACTACCGCAACGACGAACGGAGAGCGAGATGGAACAGCAACTTCAGGCCGGCACAGATTCAACATCAGACGCCATCCTTTCTGCCCTTACGGAATTCGACGAACTGATCGACGCATATCGTGATGCGCAGGTGAACGGGGCTCAGAAAGATCGGATCGATGCGCGCAGGGCATTGAAGGTCGCATTCGTGAAGGCGGTCCGCGCAGATTGGCAGCAAGCAGCCTAAAGCTCAAAACCGCCGCAGAGCAACGCGGCAACAAGGGGAAGGAAATGGCAACAGTTGTATGGCGATATTCAAGCGGAGAAGTGGAGTCATTCTCGGCGTACTGCATTCGGGATGCACGCGACCTGTGGGACAAGCTGGCGGCGGTTGGTGCCGACATGGTTTCAGCTCGCCCATAGGCGAACAGGTCGAAACCGCTTCGGCGGTCTGCGGATTATGTCCGCACTGACGAGACCAGTATGTTTCAGCGCAACGGCGCACAACTCGGTGACAGCGAGTTGCGATCTTTAAAAATCAAGTTTGGGATGAATAGGCGCGATGGCTTCGGTCGACAGCGCCCAGCTCCTGGCCGTGGCGGCTGCATGTAAAAGCCACGAAATGTCGGACAGATGATCCGATTCCGAAAGGGGCCTTAGAAGGGCGTTGATGGCCCGGTAATCAACGCAACCGCCAGACCGGCCAATAGATGCACGGTCGGTCTGGATGCAGTTTTCACGAAAGCGCGCGAGGTCCCTGCATAGCCAAGTATTCGCGAAACCGATCGCCGTAAGTCCAAAGCCCCCGCGATGGCAGGCCAGTATGGTTAGCTGACGGCTCCCCGCAAACTAACGCGCTCCTTCGTGAGAATTGCAGCAGTACCGAGCCCGCTCGATGACGACTGAGTGCCTAACTGGCTGGAAACAAGTACGTCCGACTGACTGCCGTAAGCAGTCGCCCGGTAAGCGCATTCAACGAGTGCATTTACCGGGACTGGATGGCTTCCCACTTCAAGACGGTCCTCGTAAATGTCTACCAAGTGGAGAACTGGCGGCCCTTTATTCACCGCTCGACTTGCCGCCGTTAGCGGCTCCAAACAACCCGCGTGCCGCGTCGTGCTGGCACCTGTTAGTACAACTACGGAGCTAGACCATGAGCGATACCAACTTTCCAGAAAAAGGCCAGTTCTTTGGCGTCGTATTTGCAGACGGTACTGACCGATCCTACAGAGACGATGTGTGGGAGTGCATCGCTAGCGACGAATTCCGAATCGTTGCAAAGCGGATCACGCTGAGTTGGCTGGACGGTGCGGTCACATTCTATCGGGCAGATTGGATTGTCCAGCCAGTTTCCGGCGCCATTGTGGCTGCGGTGCAGGTTGACGCAGAGATGCGCGCCGCGAAGCAAGCCGCCTAACTCGCGCTACGGCGCTGGGAGAGTGACATGAGCGAGATTGAGGATGGAGGCCGCGCTTTTCCTTGGTGCGGCGATTTGAACGAAACGCCGAGCATCAATCTCGGGTTAACCGTGCGCGATTACATGGCAGCGAAGGCGATGCAGGGCATGTGCGCAAATGGTGATGCCATTCACCGGGGCGACGAAGTGATTGCAAAGGATGCGTACGCAATCGCCGATGCCATGATCCGCGCCCGGAGCCAACCATGAACTGGCACACCACCGATTTCACCATCATCGGCCCGACGATGTACGCAGGCGATAGGTGGTGCGGAACTTTCAGCAGCCATACCGCAGCCCTTGCCGGCCTCCGAATCATGCGCAACGGCGGAACGGATGACTCGCTTTGCGAAAGCGATACGGATTTGCTGGCGGCAATTGACATGGACGAGGAATAGCCATGAGCACCGAAGCCGTTTCACTGTTCGAGCTGCAGCGTCTGGCACGACTGGCTGGCGGCTCGCTGATAGCTCATCTTCTGCTGTGCATTGCGGCTGACCTGATTGCCGAGGGAGTCGAACGTGAACACTGATTCGTGGAGAGCGCGGCCTTTGACCGTGCGGACGCTCGAGCTTTGCGAGCGGTGCAACACGCTTGCGGAAGGCGTCGAGAAACGCGAGCACCGCAGTTATTGGCCTACCTACGCCATTGCGATTAAGTCTTGCGCCCCTTGTTTCGAAACCGCAAAGCGCGAGGCGTCGGCGGAATTCAATGTGACGATTTGCTGAGGAGACGGGATGACTGAAGAACTGAAAGACGCGGAGCGGGGAGCGTTTGAGAATTGCCTGAACGCGGGGACTTTCGACGTTGATCGTGTGAGCGACTTCCACGATTTCGAGATTGAGGCGGCGTGGAGGGGCTGGCAAGCCCGCGCCGCACTCACGCAGCCAGCGCAATCACCAGACGGCCGCACGATCGACAAAGCAATGGTAAAGCGCCTCGCTATTCAGCATGGGCTGCTGACCGGATGGCAGCCGATTGAGACGGCGCCGAAGGATGGAACCGAGGTTTTGCTTTATCTCGGTAATCCATGGAGCAAGACGGAAAAGGCGCGATGGTATGCGCCGTGGAGCAATTGGCAAGTAGGAGCCATCCCGTCCGACCCTGTGCGCGAAGAATACTTCGGTATTGGAAAGTCAGTGCCGACGCATTGGATGCCACTACCAGAAGCACCAAACGGAGCCAAGCCATGAACATCTACCACTGGATCACCCTGATCGCAGCCCTGGACATCCTCCTGGTGCTGTTCGTGCGCGGTGCCGACGAGCGCCGCAAGGATCGGAAGCGGGAAACGGAATGGAGGCGGGCATGAAAACCGAACTTGACGCATGGGTAGAGATAACCCGCGCATGGCTTGACGAGCAGATGGCGGCGCAGCGTGCTGGGGATGAGGCCGCATGGTTGCGCTTCAAGGCTGCGGTGTTTGGGCCGCTGGATTGATCAAGAGAAGCCAGCGCGGCTAAACAGCGTCAAGTCAGGTGGGAAGCCTGGCGCCCTGATATGTGGCGATGATCGGCAGCAGGCGGGACGCCCTGAAACAGAGCGCCTTTCGTCGCCACACATCAGGGCCAAAGCGGATTCTGCGCGGAAGGCTGTGCGAGTAAGCGCAGTGCAGCGAGTAACCCTGACAAACAATTCGGAGTCCATATGGGACAGCACGCAAACCAGCGGGCATGGCTCGAATTCGAGCGCCTTGACCGCATCAAGCAGGAACAGTCGTTCGAAGCAGAACCTGATCTGACTGAAGAAGAAAAGGCAGCAGTGTGGGACGACGCCTACTGGGAGCGCCTCGACGCAGTGCGGCGCTACTCGTTGCCCATGCGGCACGTTCGGGTTTGGGATGAGGTTGAGGTGGGGCGATGAGGACGCTCGCCCAGTTCACCAGCCGCCGCGCGAAGTTTGAGGCGTTCTTGACCGAGAGGGGCGCACAAGTTTTGCAGCCTACGAATGAGTGGGAGCTACTCCGCTTCAAGACGTCGCGCGGTACGTCAGTCGTCTATTGCAATGCCAAGGGCGGCATAACACCGACAGGCGAGAGCATTACCGCGTGGACTGCCTTCGAAAAGAACGCAGCATGGCGCGGCGCTCCGGCACCAAAGAAGCGCCAGACGGGCCGCGACAAGACTTTGCCAATGTTCAATGCGCTAATCAAGCGTGATGGGGCCGGCTGCTTCTACTGTGGGTCGGATACCGGCGAGGACGATCGGAGTCTTGAGCACCTAGTCCCGGTGGCTCACGGGGGACCAAATCACCTAAGCAATCTGGTGCTCGCGCATCGCAAGTGCAACAGCCAGGCTGGACACATGTCGGTGATGGAGAAGATTCGAGTGCGAGAAACCAATCGAGGTGCTGCATGAGCATGACTTACTTTGAAACAGAAGACGTCGTCGTGACGATTTCCGACACCGCCCGCGACAAGTTATCCGCCGAGCAGCGCCAGGTCAAAGCGGAGATTCTCATGTGGAGCGTGGCGGGCTCTATTGCGGCTATTGCTGGTCTTGTTGTTAAACAGATTGTGGGGGCAGCGTGAACTTCTCTCGTGACATTCAGCATACGCATTACCGCACACCGCGTTCTCTCAATGACGCGTTTGGCCCTTACAGCACATGGAAGGTCGAGCGCAAAAGCGAGTCTCGCGGTTGGCTGTATGCGATTGGCTGTGGGATTGCCATTGGCGCCTTCTGGTGGATTTGTGTGGCGCTTCGGGCGGGTGGGATATGAGCGATACAAAAATGACCGCAGACGAACTTACCCGAATGTGCGATGCATTGCCGGCAGAGTGCAGTTGGGGTGAAACACTCGATCCGTATCAACTGCGCGACTTCCTTGCGGCGATGGGCTACTTCGATTTGCGCGAGGCGCTTGACGGTTTGACGAAAGAATTCGTCCGGGTGTTTCCGATCTACTACTACGCCGAACCTTGGGCGCACGACCGAAACGAGGCGCTGAAAGTCGCACGCGCCGCATTAGCGAAAGCTGACGGAGTCCAGTCATGACCCACTTCGAGAACGCCCTCCACGTTATGGAGAAGCAGGGCGGCTCATTCATTAAAGCGCTCGCCCATTGCTATCTGATGGCCGATCCAGTCAACAAAGCCAAGTTGCGCGAAACGTTCGCGGGGTATTTCGAGGTGTACGAAGCCCGGTTTGCAGCATGGCAAGAACAACAGAGGAAAGCAGCTTGAAGACTTTACCGATATCTCGTGGGGACGTGTTCAATCGATGGACGGCTTTGTCAATAGACAATACCGGATCAAGGCGTCGGTGGTTGTGCAGGTGTGTATGCGGATCAGAAAGCTTAGTGACGGGCAACGATTTGGTCAGCGGACATTCCATGTCGTGCGGATGCCACTCTAGGGAGGCGAGAATTGCGGCCAATACGAAACACGGATCTTCAACGAGGCAGAGGAAGACTAGGGCCTACAACATATGGCGCGGCATGATAAAGCGATGCTATTCGCCACAAGAACCGGGATATCCGAACTATGGCGGCAGAGGAATTTCAATCTGCGAAGCGTGGAGGCAGGATTTCGCTGCCTTTTTAGGCGACATGGGGGAGCCTCCTCCCGGATACACGATCGAGCGCAATGATGTGAACGGTAATTACGAGCCAATCAATTGCCGATGGGCGACTCAACTTGAGCAAGTGAATAACGTTCGATCGAATGTCATGCTGGTGACGATTGATGCCGTTATGACGATGGCAGAGTTTGCGCGCCGCTACGGACTGGAATACTCAGTCGTCCAAAGGGCGATTAAACGGCATGGCGCCACGGAGATTGAGGGAGTGAAGTTTCGGGTTGCCGGTCGACGAGACGATATGCAACCACCCCCTCCGGCGGAGATGGTCGCTGTCGTGGTCCGTAAATTCGGCGTTTCAGAGAGTGACGCCGGTAGGTGGCTTTCCAAGTTGGCCGACAAAATACGCGCGGGCGAATTGCACGCAGCTTAACAAACCCACAACGCCCGGCGGAGTCTCGGGCAACGGAGAAATCATGGCAAATAACATCGTAGCGGCGAGCAGCATGACAACCACGCTGGCCGCAAAGCTAGCGCAACGCTTTGGGCTCGAAGCCAACCCCGAGGTTCTGGACATCCTGAAGGCAACCGCGTTCAAGGGGCAAGTTAGCGACGCCCAGATGAGTGCGCTGCTGGTTGTCGCGACGCAGTACGGGCTGAACCCGTGGACGAAAGAAATCTACGCTTTCCCCGACAAGAACAACGGAATCATCCCGGTTGTCGGCGTGGACGGCTGGGCTCGGATCATCAACGAAAACGCGCAGTTCGACGGCATGGATTTTGAGCAGGACGATAAGCAGTGCACCTGCATCATCTACCGAAAGGACCGCTCGCACCCGATCAAGGTCACGGAATATCTCGAGGAATGCAAGCGCGGCACGCAGCCGTGGACATCGCATCCGAAACGCATGTTGCGACACAAGGCGATGATCCAGTGCTCCCGCCTGGCATTCGGCTATGTCGGCATCTATGACCAGGACGAAGCGGAGCGCATTGTCGATATGGGCCCGGTCAACGAAGTCCGCAAAACACCAACGCAGACCGCTGAGGCGGCACGACCGACTGCGGAGCGCACGGAGCGTCACAGCGTGCTTATTGGCGAACTGGAGTTCATCGCGAAGGAAGGCGGCCAAGATGCGCTGGCTAAGGCGTGGGCTGGCGGAGCTCTTCCCAATGGCGACAAGCTGGAGTCGATCGACCGCAAAGCCATCGGCATTGATGAGCTAAACCGCCTGAAGGCAATTGCCGGCGCCGAGGATGTTTCTGCGAAGGAGGTAATTGAGAATGAGTGAAATTGAACAACGGTCGGATGCATGGAGGGATCAGCGGGCAGGGCGCATAACCGCCTCATGCTTCATCGACGCCATAGCCGTGACTGAGGTCGAACCCGGCGCCGTGTGGAAATCGGGGCCGCGAAAGGGCCAGCCGAAGTTGCCCGAATCGACCGCGGCGCGAGACACCTACATGCGGACGATTGCATTTGAGCGCACTGCCGGCATTCCTCGCCACGAGATTGGCAGCAAGTCGCTTCAGTGGGGGACGGACGTCGAAGCATTCGCCCGCGAGGCATACGAGCTTGAAACCGGAAACATCGTCGTGGAGAGCGGCTTTATCGTGCATCCGCAGTTCGATTTCATCGGGTGCTCGCCTGACGGATTGGTAGGAACGCCCGGCGGGATTGAAATGAAGTGCCCGCATGATGAACAGGTGCATATCAAGACGATCCTGACCGGGATGCCGGAAGAACATCGGCCACAGGTTCAGGGCGCGATGCTGGTCACTGGTCGGCAGTGGTGGGATTTCATTTCCTACGATCCCCGCCAGAAAGAAAGTCTACGGCTTTACGTGCAGCGCATCGAGCGCGATGAAGAGTACATCGCCAAGTTGCTCGCCGGTTTGCTGCAATTCAATGCGGAAGTCGAAGCAATGATCCAGCAACTTGAGCGCCGGGCCGCCTAACCCTCACGCGCCCCTTCACTCCAAGCGATGTACCAAACGGCGATCTCGCTGTAAGCGGGTGACGGGGCGCGCCCCTAGCGTTGATCCATGGACTTGTCGGTCCCCAGTCCATGGGCGTTGTGTTGGCCCGGCTTCGGTCGGGCCTTTTTTTGACTACCCCCGAACCGCGCAGACAGCGCGGCGTGCTTAGGGCGGCTAGGTCAGCGCCCGTTTTTTACAACTGTTCGGAAAGACATGGAAACCGTAAAGACTCTGAAGCTGAGAATCAAAGACAAGCATGCGAAAGCGATGCTTGCGATGGCTCGAGACGTCAATATGGTTTGGAACTTTTGCAACGAAACGCAGTACCGCAGCCTGAAGCGATATTGCAATCGTCCGAAGATTTGGTTGAGTGGATTTGATCTGTGCGCCCTAACGGCTGGATTCAGCAAGTGTGAAGGCGTCGCAGTGGGATCGGGAACGGTTCAGGAGGTATGCAAGGAATTCGCAACTCGCCTAAAGCAGTTCAAGCGTCAGAAGCTAAATTGGCGCGCGAGCAATCGCAAGTCGCCGAAATACTCGCTCGGATGGGTGCCGTTCAAGGGCGCACACATCAAACACCAGGCCGGGCAACTCCACTTCAATGGTCTCAAGATCGGACTGTGGGACTCATATGGTCTCTCGAAGTACGAACTGTGCAGCGGCTCGTTCAATGAGGACTCACGCGGGCGTTGGTATATCAATATCGCCGTCAAGGTGAAGATTGAGGAAAAGCATGTCCCGGACGGCGCAACGTCGATCGGCATCGATCTAGGCATCAAGACAATGGCGACCTACAGCGACGGCACGGCATTCGATATGCCACGCTGGTATCGGCAATCAGAGAAGGTGCTCGGCATGGCGCAGCGAGCGAACAAGAAGCGCCGCGTCAAGGCTATCCACGCCAAGATCAAAAATCAGCGCAAGGACGCTATCCACAAGGAAACGACCGCGCTGGTCAAGAAACATGCAGCAATCTTCGTAGGCAACGTGAACGCGAAGTCGCTGGCAAAAACGAGTATGGCCAAGTCCGTACACGATGCCGCGTGGACCGCGTTCCGGACACAACTCAAGTACAAAGCCATCAGGCATTGTGTGGTGTTCGAGGAAGTCAACGAAGCGTTTTCATCCCAAACCTGTTCGAGTTGTGGTGCTTTGCCCGACTCGCGTCCGAAAGGTATCGCAGGCCTTGGAATAAGAGAATGGACGTGCAGCGACTGCGGAACGGTTCATGACCGAGACGTGAATGCAGCACGCAACATTCTCCGATGCGGGCGTGCATCGCTAGCAGTAGGAATCTCCGCTGTTTAGCGGCGGAGAAGACGTCAACCACCCGCAAGGAACCCATGAATACCACCACTACAAAGATCGCTGGAGAGGCTATGACGGACGAACAACTGAAGCCGTGCCCGTTCTGCGGATGCACCACGTCGCCAGAACTAAAGGGAAACGGCATTGGCGATAACTGGCTTGAATGCGTCGAGTGTGGCGCAAGCACACGACTTCGCGAAGATGGCGCAGGCAGCACAAAAGATTGGAACCGCCGCGCCCTGCTTGCAAGTAAGCCTGCCGTGCCAGAAGGGTGGAAGCTGGTGCCGGTTGAGCCGACCGACGCTATGGTCGATGCAGCCTGCCCTGTTGGCGAGGCCGTCGATCATTTCGATATGAAAACCGCTCTGCGCGAGGCTATCGCCGCATCCACCGCTCCCGCGCAATCGTGCGGTGACGCCGAGCAAGAAGCCGCTCCGACGCATTCAAGCGGGCATCATCTCGAATACGTCAAGGGTTTCAACGCCGGTAAGCGCGAATTCTCTAACGCTTTCGAGCTTGGTATTGAAGAAGGCAAACGAAGCGCCAGCGAGCGAGCAGACGAGGCGGCGACGTTGCCGGAAATGTTCAAGTCTCCGCTGACCTCATTCGGGTTGCTTGTGCGTGCACTACGCATTGTTGCCGACACGACGCTGTATGACATGGCGAAGGCATTGTCGAGCACGCCAGCGACGCTTTCAGCAGTCGAGTGCGGACGCAAACCGCTGACAGAAGAAATGGTTATAGACACCTACGTGTTTTTCACAAAGCTTGGCGTGCTTGACACGTTGCATGCGCTGAACGCAGCCCGCGCAAAGGACAGCAAATGAACACGACAAATCACACTTCGCCGAGCGGTGAGGACGCCGCCAATGTGGCGCCGTGCGAGCTATGCAAAGGCGTAGGCCAGATTGGCATGCCGGGCCAGCGCTGCTTTGCTTGCGATGGCTCTGGAAAGTCCAAGTTTGCCGCTCTCGCCGAAAATGGGGCGATTGGGGAGCGGGAAGCGTTTGAGGCGTGGGCAAAAGGCCGGTACTTAACACGCTACATTGGAACTTATATGGAGCGCACAGCAGATGCTTACGAGCGCACAAGATTAGCAGAAGCTGCGCTGTCCGGATGGATGGCCCGCGCCGCTCTCACCGCCGAAAAGGTGGCAGCGGAGCCAGCGGCGTATGACATGACTTACACAAACGGGAACCGTAGCTTGGTCTACCCTAAAGAATTGGCGCACATCGAAAAAGCCCGAATCGTGACCGGTTATGTCGCAGCACCGCTCTACGCTACCCCGCAACCAGCACAGACACAGGTGGCGCTGACGGACATCGATCAATATCGCATGCAGATGGCCGGAATCTGCACGGCAGCGCTTGGGCATTGGAAGGAAGGCGACGATTTGCACCCCGACTACGACACTCCCGCCCTGCGCGATGTCGCAGCACTTTATGCCAAATACGAGGAGAATCGCGCCCTTCTCGCCGCGCAACCTGTGAGCGGAGGGAAATCGTGAGCAACGACCGGAAACCGCTTCAGGGCTGGCGGACTTGGGGCGGCGACAGATGCGACCA